TCGTCTGGATGCGCCCAGAACTTAGCCTGTTTCAGTCCTTTAGCCTTGAGTCGATCAACGTATAGAGCCTGGCGCTGCGCACTGGTGTAGTCGTAGTTGTTTTTAGTGGTCATTTCAACTTCTCTTCAACAAACTTCGTTGCCCGTCGTACTTCGATTTCGGTTAGCCTTGATTGCATATCTTCGGCCATTTCTAGCGCTTGCGCCGACTTTTCCTCGTTAGGAGCGGTCACTGCCAGCTCTAGTGCTAAGCACAGCGCTTCAAAATCGTTCGTTGGTTTGTTCATGCGTCACTCTCCCTTAGCCGTTCAGCCAGTTATCATAGCTTACTTTGTTCATAAGTTATCCTCCAACATCATATTTTCCATAATCATCTCAGCCTTTAGGCAGTAATCTCCTGCCGTTTTAAGAGTTTGCTCAGTCTCGTCCGTCAAGACTTTCAACGCTTCTTGGGTTTCGATGATGCTCGAAGCCATTGCTTGCATAAGACTATGTACATCGTTGATCTTATCTAGGTTAGTCATAAGTTATCCTTGGGGCTTTCGCCCCTATTGGTGGGTTATATTGAGTCGATTGTTGCTTTAATGACCACGGCAGCGACCCAGATAATAAATATCCATACGCCAAGGTGGCCAGTCTTTAGAGCTTTAAACAATTTCATGCTCTAGCTTTTCCCGTAGTGCGTTAATCTCGGTCGCCATAGTGTTATACAACACCATCAGGCCGGTTATCATCGCGCATTTATCTGCGTCTCCCATACTGTGGGCGATGCTCATGCCGTAGCTGGTGGCGTCGTCGATGCTTTCGCGTGTTGCAAATACTGGTACTGTTTTTATTAAGTCCATGGGTGGTACTCCTTTAAATTAAGCCAACAACGTTGGCAAGATATAAGGCACTGATTACAATGCCAATCATGAAAAACCGTTCGATAGCTGTTTGCATGTTAAAAGTCCTGTATTACTAAGCCACCATCTGACAGCTCGATTACGCTGGTATGGTCGCGGAGGTCTTCTAGGTCTTCGATGCTGTCATAATTACCAATTACTTCTTTGATGTTCTCGTACTCTGTGAACTCACAACAGATGGCGATTACATCCAGTTCAAAAGGCTGGCCGATGTCTTCGCTCAAGTCGTCAAAGTATTCGTACATGGCTTCTAGTGCTTCGTTGCTAAAGTTCTCAGGGCGTATAGCGTTGAACGCTTGCTTGAACTCACATGGGTAAACTGTTTGCATAATCATGGGTATATTTCCTTTGGTGGGTTATGGCCAGCTATCGCGGGCTTGTGTCTATTATACCGTAAGTTCCTGACGGTATGCAATCAAATAACCTTATATAAATCAATAACTGCCAAAGTGGCAGGGCTATTGACCTTTAGACGTGGTTTAATCCGTTCAAATACCAAATTAACCACTTGACCCGCTCCGGCGGGTTTTGTCGTTTTAGGAGGGCCGCTTTAACAGCCGCCACTAGCAACATGGGACAACTAAACAACCAGCGCCAGGAGAAGCTAGCACAGGTTTTCGTGGAGACTGGGAACAAAACCGAAGCTTATCGCCAGGCCGGATACAGCACAAATTGCACGGACAGAACCATAACGGGTAACGTTATGAGGCTATTCAGAACCCCACAGGTTTTAAACAGGGTCGCAGAATTACAAGCGGAGGCCGCAGAACGCCACGCAGTGACCATCGAGAGCCTAACCGCAGACCTCAGAGAAGATAGGGCATTGGCTTACTCAGTTAAAAACCCAAGCGCTGCGGTATCAGCAGTGATGGGCATGGCCAGGTTGCATGGGCTAGATAAACAAGTATTAACAGCGGACCCCATTAACCCACCAAGTTTGATAAACATTGCAATCATAGACAGCAAAACGGCAAAGCGTCTCAATGGTTAAAGCTAACAAAATCAATAGCTTAGACTTAACTTTGGCCAAACCATTTGAGCCTTTGCTCAACCCTTGCAGGTATAAGATTGTTTATGGCGGCAGGGGGTCGGGTAAATCTTACAGCATAGCTATGCTGTTAGTATTAGCTGCATATAAAGAACCACTTCGCATTCTTTGCGCTCGTGAGATACAGAAGAGCATCACCGACTCAGTGCATCAGCTCTTGGTTGATACCATCGACCGACTGGGCTTGTTGAGCCACTTTGAAGTACAAAAGACACAGATACTAGGCAAGAACGGTTCAAGGTTCTTGTTTGAGGGCTTACGGTCCAACATATCTAAAGTTAAGTCGATGGAAGGCATCGACAGGGTATGGATTGAGGAGGCCGAGAGCGTGACCAACTCCAGTTGGGACACGTTAATACCGACCATAAGAAAGGATAACTCTGAGATATGGGTTTCCTTTAACCCATTAGATGAGATGGACGCCACCTATCAGCGGTTTGTTGTTGAACCACCGCCTGGTGCATTCGTCGTTAAGGTTAACTATGACCAAAACCCATGGTTTCCAGAGACGCTAGAGGCTGAACGCTTACACCTCAAAGCAAAGAACCAGGCGCTATATGCTCACATCTGGGAGGGTGACTGCTACGCCAACAAGGATGGGGCCTATTATGCCGATCACATCATTGATAAGCAGATCAGCACCATACCAGTCGACCGTGCATTGCCAGTTAACACGGCTTGGGACTTAGGCGTTGCAGATGCGACCGCTATATGGCTGTTCCAGGTACATGGCAAAGAGATACGTTTTGTAAGCTATTACGAATCAAGCGGAGAGGGTATACAGCATTACCTCGATGCCTTGGCAGACTATAAGCAAGAGCATGGCATCCAGTGGGGTCATCACATAGCACCCCATGACATAAGGGTAAGGGAGTGGAGTACAGGCCAAAGTCGTCAGGAGATGGCCGCTAACCTTGGTATTAACTTCGAGATAGCACCAAGCTTGCCGATCATTGATGGCATTGAGTCAGTGCGAAGGCTATTAGGGTCTGCATGGTTCGATGAAGAGAACTGCAAAGCGGGTATTAGATCACTGCGAAACTATCGCAAAGAGTGGGACGATAAGCGCCAAGCGTACAAGACTAAACCGCTACACGACTGGACGAGTCATTGTGCAGATGCAATGCGTTACTGCGCTGTATCGGCTGATACATGGGAATCGCAACCCGTCGTATCACTACATACATCACGAATGAGGCTAGCAGCATACGTTGCTGGTGATTCATCAATAGGTTATTAAATGCACGAAGCAAACGAATTCGACCAATACTACCAAGAGCAGGACGCCACAGAACAGTCTGAACAGTCTGAACGCGACATGGCAGAACGTTTAAAGGTGTTTGGTGTGCGTCTGCAAGCTAAGGCTGAAGACCAAGTAAAACGACGTTATAGCATTGATGAACGATGGTTAGATGATCTACGCCAGTTCAACGGTCAGTACGACAAGGTCACAGCAGCCAAACTGGCAGCTAGTGGGGGTAGTAAGCTGTACGTCAACATCACCCGTAACAAGGTGAATGCAGCAGAAGCACGACTAATAGACATCCTGTTCCCAACAGACGACCGTAACTGGGGTATACAGCCCACACCAGTACCGTATCTGTCTAAGCTAGCCAAAGACAAAGACCCTGTAAGCAATGAAGATGGTAGCCCATTCGTAACAGAAGAGGGCGTACAAGTACAGAATAGAGACGTGGCACAAGGTGTCATGGAAGAGGCGAGAGAGCGATCTAACGCCATGCAAGATGAGATCGACGACCAGTTAAACGAAACGAATTATAACTCTGTGAACCGAGATATGGTCCACGATGCAGTGCTATATGGTACTGGCATCCTTAAAGGACCAGTCATCCTTGGTAAAACAAGACAGAAGTGGTCAGAGGTCATCGATGATCAAGGCCAAGTAGCTCAAGTGATTGAGGTTGTAGACGACCTAAAGCCAGGTGCAGAGCGTGTAGACCCATGGGACTTCTTCCCAGACATGCAGGCCCGTAACGTAGACGACGCAGAGTTCATCTTCCAACGCCATTACATGAGCAAGAAGGCGCTTAGAGACCTAGCAGACAAGCCAGGCTTCCTCCGCACCCAGATTGCAGAAGTGTTAAAGCAAGAAGTAGGCAACACGAATACAGCCACCCACCTGCAAGAGATGCAGTCAATGGCAGGTATAGCCTCACTGGACAATGGTCGCTTTGAGGTGTGGGAATATCACGGCCCTGTTGAAAAGGACGACCTTATTGCTGCTGGTGTAGAAGTTGATGAAGACGATGTGTTCAGCGATTATAACGGTGTGGTCTGGTTCAGTGAAGGCAGAGTGCTTAAAGCCGTAGTAAACCCAGCAGACACAGGCGATATGCCGTACAGCGTGTTCAACTGGGAAGGTGATGACACCACGCTATTCGGTGTAGGTATCCCTCATCTGATGCGCTCTAGCCAGAAGGTATTGAACGCGACATGGCGCATGCTCATGGACAATGCGGGATTATCAGTTGGCCCACAGACAGTGATTAATAGCCACGTTGTGCGTCCAGCAGACGGCAACTGGCGTCTTACGCCCCATAAGATCTGGGAGTTAACAGACAAGAACGGCAATGTAAACAACGTGTTTGGATCGTTCGAGATTAACAGTCACATGACTGAGCTAATCTCTCTATTCCAGTATGCGCGACAGATTGCCGATGAAGAGACAGCATTACCCCAGATCTCCCAAGGAGAGCAGGGATCAGCAACAGACACAGCCAGTGGCATGTCGATGTTAATGAATAGTGCAAACACAATGCTTCGACGTGTAGTGAAGAACTACGACGACGACATTACCCGTCCGTTCATCAAGCGGATGTACGACTGGAACATGCAGTTCAATCCGAAAGAAGAAGTGAAGGGTGACTTTAACGTTGACGCTCGTGGCACAAGCAGCCTCTTGGTCAAAGAGCAGCAAGCAGCGAACTTAATGGCGCTAATGAACATTGCAGCATCACCATTGCTTGAACCTTTAACCAACACCGCAGAGCTTTACCGCAAAGTGGTGTCATCCATGCAGATTGAAGCCGATGAGATCGTGAAGACGACGGAAGAGATCGAGCTTGCAACACAGAAGATTGAGCAGCAAATGCAGGCTCAACAAGAAGCCATGATGCAAGCCCAGCAGCAGCAAGGTCAGTCCACGCCTACCGGCGACCCACTGGCCCAGCAGAAGCTAGAGTTGGAAGCACAGAAGATGCAGATGGATGGCCAGTTAAAAGGCGCACAGATCCAAGCACAAGCCCAAAAGCTACAGGTTGAACAGCAGAAGATGGCGTCTGACCGAGAGCTTGAGTTAGCCAAGATGGCCGCAGAGAAGGGCGTCAAGGTGAGCGAGATGCGCACTAAGCTAGGTATCGAGAAGATGAAAGTGCAGAGCAAGGATACGCTGTTCGAGAAAGAGCAAGCGTTGAAGATGCGCATGGGAAGTGGCATCTAATTGGATATTGATACGAGTTCAGCCGCATGGTTAGAGATAGCCGTGTGGGCTGATGAAGAGATTAAAGCTCGGCATGAACTGCTTGAGATGACTCGGTTGAGTCATGAAGATACGCAGTTCATCCGTGGTGAAGTAAGTGGTTTAAAAGCGTTACTGGCCATGCCAACGGTTTCCCCGTTGCACATCGCTAGTGGCAATTACGAGTAAACACAGCGCCGCTAATCATAGCCGCCGAGGGTGTAACCGATGGACAGTACCGAGATAGTAGATGATTTTGATTCAGCATTTGATGAGTTTTCAACTGAAGAAGAAACGACCAGCGCAGAGTTAGCGCCAGAAAACATAGAGGGTGTTGCAGAAACCGAAGAGGTTGAAGCAGCAGCAGAGCCTGAAGCAGCGCCAGAGCCTGAACAAGACATCTGGGCTGAGGCCGACGAAGGGCTTAAGAGTGAGTACGATAAGCTCCGAGATAACAATGACAAGCTGTCCCACCAAGCGAAGAGTAACGCCGGACGGATTGGCGCTCTACAGCGCAAGTTAAACGAATTTCAATCTACTTCAC